CCAAATACATGGTCAAGTACCTTGTCTTCTAAATAATCACTAAATCCAGCCATTTTTTATACTCCTAGTTATTACCAAAATAATAAATATCTTTACTGCGTTTTCCGTAAGTTCTTCTTCTTTGCATAAGAGAACCTTTAGAGAACTCAGCTTTTTCTTGCTCTAGTCTCATTTCTTCTAAAGCTTTCTCGAACTGTGCTGTAAATAGTGGCACTCGTTCATCTTCCATTAAATAGATAGAAGCGTGTTTTAATGATCCATAAAGGTAAGCATCTGGATATCCTGTGGATAAAAAGTTACTCGTATTAGAATCGCTTAACGCATCTATCTTTCCGTAGTAGGTTAATTGTACTGTATAACTTCCGTCTGGGGTAGGTGCAAATTCAATTGAATCATCTACCAATGCAAAATAAATTGGTTGACCTGTTACATTGTCATTGGCTTTTCTATACACATCCATGGATTCTATGGATTGTTGAAACAATGGCGAGAAATCACCACCATCAATTTGTAAGTTTATAGCTTCTAACCAATCAGTTGGTACTGCAAGGTATTGACCTGTAAGAGTTGCAGTTGCTCTTTTAATCATGCCTTTAACTCTTAATCTGCGGTTAAATTCTGCCTCTGTGCTATCAATAAATGAATCAATTACATCTGTTAAATCTGAACGATTTAAGTAACTTGCGATATTAGATTTTAATTCTGCGTATGTCATAGTTTACCTTGCCATGTTCTAAAAACTTTATTGTCTGATTTATTTAACCATTTTTTCCATTGCTTCATATCATTAGCCCATCCTTCTCGACACGCTCTTTGATATACAATCAATGGCACTTCTGCCACATGGCGAAGATCTTTACCTGGTTTATGTTCTGCAAGCATTTTGCAATGCTCTATTACAGGATTTAGGTCTTGAGTTGTGTGATAGATGTCTTTGTTATCTTCAGTAATAAACTCATTGGTAAAACCAGTCTTGTGATCTATAACAGTTCTTTTAGCCATGCAAGAATTTTAACACAAAAAAAAGGGATGCCGAAACATCCCTTTAAGGTTATTAACCCAGAGCTTATGAGGTTGTTAAATCAACTACTGCTCCATGAGCTGCCTCGTTGGATACTTCTAATCCATACTCAACAACGATCATTTTAGTGACTGCATCACCTATTGTTGCAATGTCAACTGTTTTAAAATCACGCAAGTAAGATACTTTTGCCATTTCAGGATCAACCAACAGTAAAGATCTTTCTCTTGATCTGTTTGATGGAACGATTTTGAGTTCACCAAAGTCAGATGAGTAGATAGATACTGATGCTTCAACAGTATTAGCGTCAACAAATTGTCTTGCTTGAGATCTGCCTGTGAAACCAGAGATAACTTGTTTGTTATGTGGGCCACAAATTGCTATTGATGGTTCGCCACCATTCTCAAAGCAAGATTGTAAAACATCTTTTAAAAGAGTTTCTGTTAAAGCTCTTTGAGTTCCATCTGTTGGAGCTGTTCCGCCGCCAGTAGGAGTTGATCCTGCTGCGTTGTTTACATTAGACTTTACCCAAGATTCAAAAGCACCAGTCTTACGAGCAGTTGTCGCATTACCAGTAGTTTTTCCATTCTTTTGACAAAGAGCTTCTTCCATATCTCTCTTAAGAGCTTTAGACATGATAGCTAGTTGGTGAGCCATTTCTGATCTCTTACCAGCAGGGTCTGAAGACTCTTGTGAGCCTGATACAGTTGCGTCTCTTTTTGAAATCATAGCAACATTGCTAACACGAGTAGTTGCAACTGCGGCTGATCTTGAAAGTTCAAAACCTTCTAATTCACCTGTTGATACTGGACTCGCTAGAGCTTCTGTTTGCCAATCAAAGACAACATTATTAATATTTCTTTTTCCAATTGAAGACATAAACGGAGTTTGCATTGGAGAGATGTTGTAAATGATATTACTTAAATCTTCTCTGTCTGAAGTCGCGCTGTATGTATCAAATGCGTTTGTTACTTTAGCCATTATATTTACCTATAAAATTATTTTAAAAATTGTTCAAAAACTTTAGCAGCATCCTGGACTTTTCCAGTTTTTGCTAAAACCTGTTTTGCTCTTTTCGCTGGTGCTACCGATTTCTTTCTGGTAGTCGTTCCGGGTCGGGCTACTCTTGCAGGTGCTTTTTGTGTTGGTTTCTTTTTTGTGGCCTTAACTGTTTTAGAGTTTAGCCAAGCATTTCTTAAACCAAGCAAAGCACGATAATCATAAACTTGTGCTATCTCTTGTTCAGAGTATCCAAGCTCATTTACTGCATAGTCTCGAATCGCAGCTTTTTCTTTTTGGGCAACCTCTTGGGTTTTCCATTCCGGGATAATTTCTAAAAGTTTTTGTTGCGAGTATTGAACCAACTGTTCAATTTGTTGTTGCTGTTGAACTAGGTTCTCCTCTTGGAGTCTTTGTTGTTCAGCATTAACTGACTCTAACTTTCTAACTTTTTCATCCCAAAGCTGTTTCTCTCGAACATATGCAATTGGATCATCATCGTACAATGTATTCCAATCTGGTTCGTTTACCAATTCACCCTTTAATTGGGCTTCCATCTTTGGTAACAACTCTGCGTAAATCGCATCTCTTTGCTGAAGCTCTTGGGCTTGTTGCTCAATCGTTTTTCTTTGATTGGCAAGTTCCTGTGTCTTCCGCGTATAATCTTGTTGGCGTGAATAACCATTAATGAGTTCGTTCTGCGTGACCTCTATCTCTTCGCCATCAACTGTGACTCTATAGACGGGTTGCTCTTCTACCTCTTCAACTTCCGTTTCTTCTTCACCATCTTCTTCATCATCAAATTCGAGTTCTTCTTCATCGACAAGCTCTTCGGTATCTTCCTCGTCTTGTTCTTCTAATTCATCGATCTCAGGTTCAATGCTTTCAGCTTCCTCTATGACTGCTTCTTCTTGCGTATCCTCTTCAGGGGCTAAGAAACTTTCAAACGCTGAGGTTGCCTTTTGACCTTCGGTTTGTAAAGCAGTCGGTTTTCCGTTATTGCTCATAAAATACTCCTATTTTGTATTTAGGGATATTTTAAACCAATAATGTATAAAAGGGAAAGTTTTAGGCTATGTTACGAATTTTATTAATGTTGGCTTTTGTGAGTTTGCCTTTCTCAGCCATGATGCGTAGATGTCTTTCTACTTCGGGAAGAAGTAATAAGGATCTGTGGAAGTCTTCTCTAACCGCAACATCATCAATGCCACGAGAGTTTAACCAATGAGTTATGTATTCGTTTTTAAGATTTTCTATTGCTTCTTTAAAGACATCAGAATTTAAAATTCTTTCGGCTTCTGCTGCTTTAACTACTTCTTCGTGTGTAACTGACATTAGATTCCAAATAAACCAAGAACTTTATTTGCAGCTTTATTTTTTAAATCTTCTTTAAAGCCTGTAAAGTCTTGTTGCATACCTTGCAATCCTGAGATGCCTCTACCAATACCGCCAAGCAAACCTGTTCTTGGTTCAATGGTTGGTTGTGTAATTTGTGGCATTTCAAAGTTTGGTTGAATCCTAGAATAGTCTATCTTTGAAAAATCCATATTTTGATATGGTAAATTTTCTAAAAAGTTCATACCCGGTAAACCACGAGGATTGAAACCACCAAAGTTGTAGCCTCTGTCTTGGTCTCCATATCCGGGAATAAATCCACCGCCAAATCCTGGCTCTCCACCAAAGCCCGGTTCTACTGGGCCTGTGATTGGCTCTTCAATGATTGGTTGTGGTAATGGTTGTACTGGTATTTCAGGTAACGCAGGTCTGTTTAAATCTGCTTGTGTGTAACCACTCGGTTGATCTGGAGAATAACTAACACCTGATGCAATCATTTGTGATGCTGGTATTCCACCAGCTATTGATCTTGCGTAATCAAACCCACTTGAATAAGTTGGATCTGTGGTTGGAGCTGTTGTTTGGCTACCAGAACCAAGCATTAAGTCTAATATTTCTGGGTTAATTCCTGTGAAGTTCATTTGAGTATATTATCAATCAGTGATTAATTTGTCTATTTTAGCATCAAGTTTGTCTATTTTGTCCATTAATCTTGAATATTCAACATTGTGAGCATTTCTAGTCACATAGTCTCTAGCTATTTCTTCTCTTGTTTTGTTCACTAATATGTCAATCCTTTTTGCTTCGTTTTCATTTTTTCGTATGGAGTAGAACAATGGTGCTATCACCAAAGTTACAAGCATATTCCAAACTACATAGAATGAAAGTTCCATTAGAAATCAATAGCTCCAGATATGAGGCCTTGGACGATTAGCTTCAGCCTTGCTGATATCGAGGTGTATAAATCTTCCATTGCCTTTTTGATTAACTCCAATTCCTGTAAATCCGTAACCTTCTGCTGCGGATACTATTTGTAATGCTTGTTTGTGGCTGCAACCAATATCAACTGCGATGCCTAAATTGTGAGTACCTGGCTTACTTTTTTTACTTTCAACTGGATGTTCTGAACATCTGTAACCTGAAGTAATAACAAATGGAAAACCTAAGTCCTCTCTAAGCGATTGTAACTTATCTATTAACTCATGTTCAATCTTATTTTCACCACAATGCTTACAAGCAAACTCTTCTAATCTAAAGTTCTTCCATTCGCTCATTTTTTATCCTTATTACTAGCACCAAAGTAGAAAGATATAACTGCTGTAGCTATACCAGTTAAAGAACCAATAATAAGCATGACGATATCATCGCTGGTATCTGGGATAGGAAAAGCTGTTATATAAAAGATATAACTCATAAAACCTGTCATAGATAAAACACCTAATATAGTTGGTGTTAAATCACCTGCAAATTTAGATCTAGCATCTTTTCTATCGTCTACTTCAAGTGCAAAGATATCTACATCTAATTCTTTCATTTGAACTTCAAATTCTTTTTCACATTTTTTTAGTTCAATCATTTGATCTGCGGTTATATTTTGCATTGCCTTTTCTATTTCTACTGGATTGTTTTTTACACCTAGAACTGTAGAAAGTATTTGACCAGCTTGTCCGCCTAGTGGCCCACCTATAGCTGCACCTAGTGTTGGAGCAAGACTGCTTACTATGTTTTTAATTTTGTTCAGTTTCATGTTTGTTTTCCTTGCAATGTAATTTTATAAAATACTCTGCATCCACTAATGCCAATGGCTTAGTATTATTTCTCTTTATTATAACCAAAGGTTCGTAATCTTTACAGTTAGTACAAGATTGTTCATAGGCTTTCCAAACATTAACTGCTTGTTGGTTTTTACATTCGATTGAGTAAGGGAATTGTTTGCGGGATTGTACGCCCATAATGACATCTTCACCTGAAGATCCCATGGGTCTTGATTCTAAATCTTCAGGATCAAAACCAAGTATTGCAACGAGTTTATCAACAACCCATTGCTGTAGTTTTCGACCCTTGGCTTTTGCCGAGGATGGCTTCAATTATTTCTTTTTGGATTTTTTAGTAGATTTTTTCTTTGGCGGTCTGCCTACTTTAGATCCGTATGTTCCTTTACCTTTTGGCATAGTTACTTCCTTTTCTTTGCAGTTTTAGCTGCTTTTTTAAATGCTTTTGCTGATGGCGCACCTTTAGAACCCGGCTTTCTCATCTTTTCATTTGATCCAGCTTTGATTCTTTTGCGTTTAGCATGAATATTTGCGTATAGTCCTTTTGGCATTTTATTTATAAAACTTAGATGTAAGTTTATGCCAAAGTGTTGGCTTATACTTTTTGATTAAAAAACCGCCAACAAGTGACAGCACGATAATTGTAATTAATGTATCCATAATTTCATTAGTTTACCATTAATGTAGAGTTTGTGAATCTTTTGGCGTATCAATAATAACATCACAAAGCTCACCAACAAATGTAACACCTAGTTCTTCGGCTGTTTTTATAGCATCTTCTTGGGTGTGCGCGTGTATCACAGGCCCGTCATAACTTTTATTGTCGTGAATCAGCTCTGTGATCCAAACTTTCATACTACCACTTAACTTTATTCGCCCAATAAGCTGCCGATAGTTTACCTTTGGCTATATTCTTAGCGTGTCTTGCTTTAAATGATTTTCTTCTAGC